GCTGTCATTTCTGCAATTAGGATAGCTTTTCTTGCTTCCATCATAGAAGTTAGTTGTTGAACACGTTGTTGCATCTGCATTGCTTGTGGATTTTGTTGCATCGTTTGCATTGCTTGTGGATTTTGCATCATTGGTGCCATTTGTTGTTGAATGGATTGTAATTCTTGTAGTTCTTCAACATATTCTAATTGAATTTGTTCTTGTGCCATTAAAGAAATGTGTTCAAGTATGTTTTTTTGTAAAGACATCATCGCCATTGGATTATTTTGCACCATAGAGATAGACATAAAACTTAAATGAGCATCGATGTGTGCTTTATGATCTTGACCAGGGTATGCTTGAAAAGGTTTACCACTGATTGCCATGATATGTTCTAAACTTGGATCCATTGGTTGTGGTGGCATTGGTGGAGGTAAGATTGCATTTATATTTTTAACTCCAATTGCATCATACATAGATCTGTAAGCTTGATATAAATTATGAATTTTAGGATTTGATTGCGCTAATTGTAATTGTGTTTGCGCCATTGAAATTCTTTGTGTTTGAGAAAATATATTTGGATCTGCAACCGGTAGAATATCTACTTTGTCATCAAAGTCTGCTACTTTAACATTTCTTGATGCACCGGGAACGTCGTAAGGATATTCAGTAGGCAGATATGATTTAAATACTTCTGCTAATAATTTAAATTCATTTTTTAATCCTACATATAATCTTTTGTGAATAGCTGACATAACACGTGATCCACGTTCTAATAATGCAACAGTAGTTCCAACTGCAGCTCCTTGATTCATATCTCCTACTTGCATATCAGCAATAGATGCAAATCTTTGTGCACCTGATACTACGATACCCATTAATTGTAATAAAGTTTGATCTGGTCCTTTAAACGGTAGTTGCATAAACTGATCTTTAATATTTCCACCAGGTACATCGACATCTCTAAATTCTCCAGGTTGTAATGGTTGAGCATCATCACGCATTCTTACACCTCTGGTTTTAAAACCAGCTGGTAAGTTTGCCAGAGTTCCAGCATCTAATAATTGTCTTAAAGCAACTGTAGCTGTTCTAGATAATCCACCAATCATGTGAATTAAACCTAAACCATAAAAACCTAAACCTGGTAAAAATTTAAAATGAACAAAATAATCTTTTTTCTTTTTTAAAGGATCTAGTGCTTCATAGTTTCTTCTAATAGATAAAACTTTACCGTTAGCTTCATCAATTGTAATAATGTAAGGAAGTTTAACTCCTGTAGGTTCTTGATCTTCAGGATTAACATCCTCATGTCCTTCTAAATCTATATCAACATGCATTTCTAAAATTGTGTACATGTCTTCGCTACCACCTTGAGTAATACCTTCTAATTCTAATTCTTTTTGTTTAAGTTGATCTTGTTGTAAAGGCGGCTCTCCCAAATCAATGTCTTTGTAAAAGCCATTGATTTGTTGTTTTCGTAAATCATTTTGTGACATACGAATAACATGGATTACAGCTTCCGCATCTTCTAATGAGGTAGCAGAGTACGGCACGACTAAATCTTCAGCCGGTATAAATTTTGAAACGGCTCTACCCAATAGATCGTCATAATAGACTTTCTTAAAAGTAGAACCGCTGAGGGGTAGATAGAAAAGCATTTGATCAAACTCTGGTTCATATTCTTTCATCTGATCCATAATTTGATAATTCATAAAATCTTTAACACGTTTAGATTGTTCTTCTTTAGCGACACTTGCATCGCCCATAATTTGTGTTCTTACAGGACCGTCGGCTGGTAATAATTCTTTATAAGCTTGTGCTTGAAATTGTGTAACGGCTTCTGCTAATACGGGGTGAGTAACTGAACTTGCTCCTCTAAAAGGTTCTGTTCTAGTTATGTATTTAAAACCAAGTAAGTTTAATCCTTCTTTATAACTTTCTTCCCAATCTTGTCTTGATTGTCTGTAGTCTTTATACTTATCCATTAACTCAGAAGATAATGTATCTAAAACTGAATCTTCTAAGAACTCTGCTAAATTTTCAAAATGATCTTGTCCACCTTCTGGATTAACTGAACTTGGATCAAAGTTAACAGTTGCTCCTCCGTCATCATCTATTTCAATTTCTGGAGCGTCACCTTGTTGTCTTTCAACAATTTCTTGTTGAGTTTCTATAATCTCTTCTTGTCCTGGAATTTCAATTTCGGTTTTTGTATTGGGTAATGATTTGTCTATAGTAGCCATAAGCTATTCTATCCTCTATCTGTTATTGTTTCAACACCTTCTTCGACAGTAGTACTATCAGGAGTTTGTTTAACTGTCAAACTATCAAGTACTTCTTTAACCATGTCGGAAGAGGCTTTTGCAGAAGCGTCTGGCTTACCAGGGTTCTCTAACATCCATTCCATAATCTCGGATTGAGTAGCGGGCTCGTCGTTAGGTTTGACTATTTCACCAAGAGTTGAATTATATTTTAATTCCATTAGATTAATTTAAAGTCTACATCAACTTTGTTATAGTCTACCATAAGATAGCCACTGTTGTGTTTAACAGAAGCCCATGGTACTTCATGAGCCATAACTCCTTGATAAACTTTAGGATTATTTAAATATGTAAAGTTGTAGATGTTAATGTCAGATGGAGATTTTCCAACTAACTCAATATTATCTTTTAATCTTATATCACTAAAACCTAAATCAGAACTTCTTGCATCTCTTTGTCTTGTGCCTGCTTTACTTCCATAACTATCACTTGCTCCTGTATATGATTTACCAGGATCATAATTATTTCCATAGTTAGGATTTTTTTGCATAAAAGTTTGAGCTTTAACTTTTTCAGCTGCTATAGCTGCTTCTGTGGCTGCAGCTTGTCTAGCTTTTTCTTTTTCTATTTCTGCAAGAGTAGCCGCATAAGTGTCTTTGTTATATTTTTTATTAGCTTTAATTCTAGCTTCAAAATAATCTTGTTTTTTTTCTAGCTGTCCTAAATAATCATTTGTTCCAAAACCTGATATTGCGTTTTGTCCAGACAATACAGAACCTGATCCATATTTTAATCCTCCAGAATTAGGATCTCTATATAACATATTACCCATTTGATCTAATGCATTTAACTGTCCAACTAAATTAGGATTGTAGTTTGAAGCTTTAGGATTTAATGGATTTCTCATACTTGCTAGTGCAGTTAAAGGACTAAATACCATTCCCGCTCCTTCTTTAAATTTTCCTGGTAAATCTATTGAAGTAATTCCATCTTTAATATTGCTAAACATATTTTTAGTTTTGTTAAATAAACTTTTTTCTGGGTTGCCTCTTGATAAAATCATATTATCAATAATTCCTACATTAGGATTATTTAAATATTCTCTGTTTTGATATAATTCTTTTAAGTTAGTTACTTTGTTAGGTGCATCTTTAAAATCAAAACCTGGTTGAAAATCTAAATCTTCAAATCTATTATCTTGAAATCTTTCTAAATTTTGTAATCTATTTGGCATGTACTCAGGATTCATAATTAAATCTTGATAACCATAATTTATGTTTGCGGGGCTACCCATTTTGGCTTTATCAAATTGTGAAAAATCTCTTCCTGGTGGAGTAACCATACTTCTAATAGGATCATTTGGATAATCATCATTTATTAAAGACCCTTCAATTGTTTGAACACCTTGATTCATAACATTCGGAGCTGCACTAATTATTCCATCTTGATTATCTAAAGCATTGGCTGTTGTAATTGAAAAATCTTTAACTCTACTTGGAACTGTTAAGTCTTCTACTGTAATACTTTCATCTTCATTATAACCTAAAGGCATAAAGTCTGCACCTCCACCTTGTTGAAAATTTTGTCGAGGTACCATCATAGTACCCACTCCACCACCGTTAGCGTACCCCGCTCCTTCAGAGTCGATTGGTACAAACTGATCGTGGTATTGATGGTAAGTTTTATTTCCTGTTATTCCACCTGTCGCTAACTGTTCAATTAAAATTCGGTATTCTTTTTCGTCTATCATTAATAATACGTTCTGTTATGTGGTATTGAAACTTCGTCTCGTTCATCTTCTGGATGACCAACGAATCCTCCTTGTCGGAATCTCATTACCGCTTGTGTCATACTATCCACCAAATCATCATGATCTCCATAAGGAAATGATGCACACTCTTCAATCACCTCTTCTGCGAACTTTTCGTCAGGCGCCCAAATTTGTCCACTCTCAAAGAGAGGTGACACGGCGTTTACTCTAGCATGTTTATCGTTACCTTTGCTAGGAGTATAGTTTATAACAGGAATACCCATCTTTCGCAACTCATAAGTTAAAGGTAATCCTGATGCTTTAGCTTCCACGATCACCGATTCTGGTTTCCAATAGTCGTATTGTTCTTTAGCCACTTTTCTTAATTCAGGGAACTCTAGTCTCTCTTTTAACGCATCGAGTAAAATTAAATTTGGAGCGCTGTCCGGGGATTCTTGAAATACACCCCAAGTAGTGATTGCAGAATAGTCGGCAGTTTCTTTTTTAAGAAATGCAGTATCGTAAGATTGGATGACATGTTGTAGTTTTGGAATATAATCTCTGTCCCACATTCGCCACCATTCCCTTTTAATTAAACTACCTTCTTCAGACGTGGGGTTTTGCATCCATTGTGCATTCCATTTACCAACACTCAACGATGCTTTAACAGATTCTAATTCTTCTAGTTTCCAATACTCTGGCCAGACTGGTTTATTACTTGGAAGTATTGCTGGAAATTCTATAATCTCCCATTGGTCAGACTTTAATTCTTTTTGAGATTTTAATAACATCCCGGTTAGATCTTTCATATTCCATCTAGTCATTACCACGACTATCGCTCCACCAGGCTGTAAACGTTGTCGAGGTCCTGATGTATACCATTCATAAGCACGTTCCATTGCCGTCATGTTGAGTGCGTCTTGCTCAGAATGTGGGTCATCAATTATAAGTAAGTCCGCACCACGGCCCGTGATTGCAGAGCCAACACCCGCTGCATAGTATTCACCACCTTGTTCGGTTTCCCATTTACCAGCTGCTTGACTGTCCTCTCTAAGTCTTGTTTGAAATACTTGTTTATATTCTTCTGAGTCCATTAAGGTCTTAGCTTTTCGACCAAACCTTATTGCAAGTTCTGTCGTGTGGGTTGTTTGGATGATTTTAAGATCGGGTTTACGCCCAACCATCCAAGAGGGTAAGAGGAAGGACGCAAACTCTGACTTGGTATGTCTGGGTGGCATGTTTATAATTAAACGCTTTACTTCGCCTTTTGCCAGACGGTTAAATTTTTCTGCAATTTTTTTGTGATGAGGTCCCTCTATAAACTCTGGCCATACGTGTTTAACAAAAGCTAAGAAGTCATCGTGGACCTTGGATTTGGTTTTTTTCTCAGATAGCTTTAATGCATATTTCAGAAATTGTTTCTTAACATCTGGTGGTAATCTATTTAGTTTATCTTCATCCATAAAAATTTTTTGTAAAATTTTTTTATAATTTTTTTTGACACCTTTTTATTTTCATCTGCATTTTATAGCATGTTTATGTCTAAATCAAACCCTATAGCATAATCTCAAGCTCAAGCCCGCTAGCAGGGGTTGTGGGGGGTCTGTTTTTGTAGCTAGAGCTGTAACTCTAGGGACCCCTC